TAGATTTTTTGCTGACGCAATCATGTATCCCATAATTGCATCCATTTGTTTTTTAGCTGCTATGACCCCAAAGTAGCCTAGCTTATCCCGTAGCTTTTCTGATGTCATTGCATCTGTAGCTGACATGGCAAACTCTTTCATGCCGTCTTTTGGTAGGTGCAGTCTGATCCAAACCGACTCGCCTTTGGCAGGATCGTGCAGGCGTTTGACAATATACAGGTCATGCTCGTATATATTTATTGCGTCACTACCCCCATCGTCATCCCTAATCTCAATATAAACGCCGCCGTTCTTCCCCCTAAAATACGGAAATGGATACGGTGGTATATCGAAAACTTCCTCTTGACCAGTCTCCGTCGTTTCCACGATGACGTTGTCTTCTGCAGCAGCAATTTCAGATCCGAGCTGCACCGGCGATGATATCTTGCCCTTGTGTTGGCAGCCTTCACAGCCTTGAGGATTAAGCTTCTCGAATGTTTGACATGTGTATGGCCCCTTTGTTTGATTAGCTTTACGCTCCGTGTTCTCCGGTGAGTACTCAGGGTGTGCTTCGGATATTTTATGTATGGCTTCATCTCTATCTACGCAGACTGCCGCTACCGACAAACCTGCTCTCCATAGTGGTTCTTCAATTGTGTCTTGGTTTATTGCAATGTTTTCAAGCTGAGCACATCCCTGCCCATTCATGGTTTTAATCATGATGGTTTTAAATCGGCTTTGCTTATTACCTAATAAAGATAACGCAGACTCGCTGTACTGCCGAGGCATCCAGTCAGGCGCAACTAAAACGCCTATGGTTTGTTTGACATATTCGTAGTCTATTTCGGGCTGTATAGCCAAAATTGTTACATGTAACGGAGGATCTTCTTTAAAATTAAGAGTCTCTGGTACACGTAAAATAGATGCGTTATCTGCGGTCCTGGATGGATCAGCAGCAAAGTCATGCTCTTCACAAAGAGCTTTAAGGCGTTCAGCTACAGGCTTCCACTGTAAACGATCAACTACAGTTTTTAATCTCCAATAAGCATGTATACCTCGCCCTGAATCAACCACAGATGGCAAAGGCATATTAATCTTCTTACAAAAAGATTTAAGTGCATTTAATCCTTCTGTTTGATTTTCATAGGGTTTACCCTCACCACAGTCAATATCTAGCCAAAAGGCTTTAATCATACCCGTATTGGGTTGGATCCTACCCTCTTTGGGATCTTTGTATTTAGCGCAAGCAAAGTACACATTGCACTTATCTTGTAATAGCACATCAATTTGTGCTTCTGCCTCCACGAGAGTTGCGTGGAATGTTTGCACTGGTGGTTTTGTTCCATCTTGCCGTAAACCGACAATACAGTAATGCCCCTCTCCTTCGGGTGCCAGTACTGCGGTCAATAGATCTGTTGTTGCCATAGTTCCTCAACACCGAAAAAAATAAGGACAGCAAGGGATTCGGCAATATCCCGATTCGCTCCGTCGAGCTAGCTGTCCCCGTAGACGTTAACTGCTTAGTATTTTCTCTATTAGTTCAATCTTGTCTTTGCGTGGGGTACCACCACCCGTAAACCATGTGTACATAGTCATACGGGAGACGCCAAATTTCTTAGCCATCTGTGATACTGGTATACCCTTTGCGATGCAATGCTTGCCAAGGCGAACCCCCGGGTGCCGAGGGTTGCCAGCTTTTATTGCTTCAACAAGACGGAGACTATAACCTCTTAGACTCATGCTTCTTCGTCAGTGGACCATCCGCTCATCACGGCTTTCAAGTCTCGTTTAGCAGTCGGCTCAGCCTTTTTTTCTTCACGCTTCTTAGGCTCAGGGATTGAATCTGCTTCAACTTCAACTTTGGCTACCTCTGCCTTTGCTGTTGGCGCAGCTAGCTTAGGTTTAATACCGTCTGCTTGTGCAATTGTCATAGTAACTGCGCTCTTAGCAGCTTGAGTTTCACCAAGTTTCTTGGCTTGCTCCCATTCATGGCGCTCTAAGAATCGCACCGGTTTGAAGAACAACTTACCAACTGTTGAGTCTTCATCAAAGCGCATCTCAGTAACCAAGCTATTTAGGTTGTAGCCTTGTGAGCCAACGTACTTAGCGTATTGGTTAAATGGCATGTGCTCTAAATCACCAGGGTCTTTCATGTCATAGAAAATAGACTTGGATTGCAATGTCATTTGATAAACATCGCCATCTAAATCAGACGCCAAAGCTACTGCAATACGGCGGTTCTTACGACATGCTTTGGTATTGCCCTGACCTGACCCATTAATATCTTGTGGGCAGTTAGCGCATGCTGATGATTGTGGCGACTTAATAGACGCATCAGGTTTATCACCGTCATTAGACCAGCAATCAGGTGGTGCAGCATCAGCTTTTGGATCCCATGCTTTAGCATAGAAAGTTCTTGATACGTGCTTAGAGGCGTTAACAATAACAACTTCTAGCTTACTGGTGTTGGTCTTAGATACTTCTGTACCATCCACTTTAAGCACAAACTTATTATTGCCAAGCGCAATGCGTTTAATTTGTGAGCCACCGCCACCTGATAGGGCTTTGGTTACATCATCAAGTTCGACTTCCTTAAGATAGTCGGGTAGTTGGTTATTAAATAAGGCGACGTTACTCATTTGCTTTTCCCTTTTAAAAAATTAAAAATAATTTCTGCGTCTGCAATAATTATGTCTATATCAATCGAGTTTTGATTTACTTTGATAGATAGTTCTATAGCAGCTTGTCTTAGGTGCGTATCTATTTCAGCGACGTTACTCATTTGCTTCTCCTAACAGTTATAGCGTATGTGCGATCCACATTTAAACCGGCGGGATGCAAGTCCGGATTCTCTTCCAAAAACTGCTTCATATTGGTCTGATGAATTCTTTTCTCAAGCAGATCAGGAGCTTCATGCTCATGCAAGAACTTATAGAAGTTCTCCCAATCGTTTGTCCAAAACCTGCTCTTAACCGACCGCATAGCAAGACCATGTTTAGTCTTAATGCTATCGGCATTGGTTGATTTGCAGACTTCTAGTATTTCTTGTTCTATTAGAGATAGCTGTTCATTGAGATCAGCTTCTTTCTCTTCTAGTTCACGACGTAATTGGTCACGGGCGTCACGTATTTTGATATAGATCTTGACCAGTTTGTCCATATCGGCGACGGGTTGTACTACCGCTTCGGCATCATTCATTTTAGTTTCCTTGTCAATATCGGGTCTGAGCCCGTTAATTAATACTACACCTACTACTTTACTATGTCAACTCTTTATTGTCAACTTCTTGTCGGTACAAATCAATTATTTTTGTATGTACATCAAGTTTATTCTGCAACATATGATACAACTTAGTCTCTACGGGACTACCCTTAATATGCACAATAGTCATCTTATTCTTTTGCCCCTGCCTATCAATACGTGCATTTGCCTGTAAATAAGTCTCTATAGATGTTACTGGTGCATACCAAATGATAGTATCTGCAGCAGTTAGTGTGACTCCGTGTGCAGCAGCCTGCGGTTGTATGAGAAGCACTTTGGGGTCGGTATCTTCTTGAAATCTTTTAAATATCTCGGTTCGTTTGTTTACTGGAACCTGCCCATTGATAACCTCGCAGGTAATACCTGCCCCTCTCAAATGTGTCTTGAGTAATTCTATTGTATGCGTGAATGGAATAAAGACAAGAACTTTGTGGCTGGCTTCTTCAATTACTTCTTCAATAACACGTAGCCGATTACTAACATCAAACTCAACGACAGCACCGGTATCAGAATAGACAGCTCCACCTGATATTTGTAAGAGTTTATTAATCTTAACCGCAGCATTAACGGCGCTAACTTCTTCGCCATCCGCCGCCATAAGGTATTCGTCTCTGAGCGTTTTGTAATATTTCGTCTGTTGCGTAGTAAGGGGGGCGTCCCGAAAAACATGTGTAACCTCCGGTAGGTCTAAGCAATCTTCTTTTTTAAATCGGATTGCGGGTTGTAGTGCATCAAATACAGTTGTGCTTGCGTCAGGTTTTGGTAGCCATTTAAACTTGGTAATCTGCACCATAGTCTGGTCACGGAAAGCCCCAAAGAATCTAGGCACGTTATCAGGTACAAGCATCTTTGCTAGACCAAACGCATCAGTAGGAGTCTGTGCTGCTGGTGTACCCGTCATCATCCATACCCATGTGCGTGGGGTTATGATGTGATTAAGTGTCTTCCAGCGTTTAGTAGTAATAGTCTTGTAAGCATTTGCTTCATCAATGATTACTAAATCAAAGTTTTGTTTTGCAATTGCGTCGGCTACGATGTCTACGCCGTCGTAGTTGATGATTACAAACTGAGCATCACTTTCAATTACTGCTTTTCTTTTATCTCTGTCGCCATATGCAACACCGACTTTGCGGTGCATTGCAAACTTAAACAGATCAGCCTGCCATGCAGATTGCATGATAGATAAAGGGCAAATAATTAATACTTTATATACTTTCTTTTGTTCTATTAAATAATCTGCAGCCCATATAGCAGAAGCGGTTTTACCTGTACCCTGTTCATTAAAACAAAATGCACGTTTGTTAAGGGTTAAAAAGTTAGCCGTTTCTTTTTGGTGATCCATGGGTTTATAAAGCCCAGGCCATTTGTAATCTCTTTGGATTGGAGATGGTACATTTTTAATTTTAAGTTTTGATAAGGCTTGTGCTTCGTCTAAACCCCACCGAACAGCAACCTTATGTAGGTCGCCGTTGGTTTCAATAACTTCACTTTTGGGAATGCACTCTGTTACAAGATTAGGGCGTCTTGTAGTAACTACTATTGCTTTGTTATTTACTATTTCCATGTTTAGTTTTTATTGAGTGATCTGAGTTTCTTGCGTACGAGCGATTACTCTTTGCAGTCTTAACCGTAAGATTGCTCCGTACCGTTTTTCCGCCTTTAGATAAAGGGACTTTGTGGTCAACATCTTTGCCATCGCCTTTGTGGGTAAGCCCAGCTTTTTCCATAATTCTACGAGCTTTGTTACGTTGCGCCCGTTTCTTCTTGACCGCCGGCGTACCATCATACTGTTCATATTCCTTTTTGTAAGGGCGGGGTTTGTTCACATATGGCATAACGATCTCCTTCTTTGCGAAAAAAATAAACTGAACCATCAGCTAATACTACGTATTTTATGTCGGTTTGGGGGTCGTCGCCAAGCATATCTTTTAGCAGGGCTTCAATCTCGACTTTAGACATTTGAGTGTCTTCAATGTCAACGTTACCCATAAACGGTATTGGTTCAATCATTTCTTTTGTACCTTTCTTGTTTGTTTAATCTCTTCTAACATCTTTTCCATGAGGTCTGCGCAATAGCCCATAAAAGGAAATTTGGTTGTTCCATTAGCAACACTACGTGCCAGCCCAATAGTATTTTTAACTGTTCGTATGCTCACCTTTCTCATTTCTCACTCGCTTTTTTTATCTTTTCCCATTCAGCCTCAATGTATTCATCCGACAATGGCTTGGCAATTTTAATTGCTTTATTCAACATATCTTCTGTGACTGTGCAAGTCCATACATGGTCGGTCTTATAAAAACGCATTACCAAAGTGCCAACAGGAAACTCCTTAAACGTGTTCATTTCTCACTCGCTTTCTTTAGTATTGCTCTAGCAAATTCAATCCAGCCTTCATTGGAATCAATAAGATTTGTAACTGCATTGCCTATTTCTATTATTTCCTCATCTGTTAATGTCTTTGCTGGATGGGTGTAGAGTGGGATAGTATGTTGCTCATCTTGTTCTCTACGCACTACGGCTTTAATAATATGGTCTGCATCCAAAACATCTTGTGATGTCCACACTACTGGTTCATTGTTCATTTCTGAATCCTCTCCCACAACTCAGACAACGGCATCCCTTTAATCTCTCTCCACCCAATGTGGATACAGGCATACATGATGAACATAAAAAAACTAAACACCACCGCAAAGATCAGCACTGCACAGGTAGCCACGAACAGGGCAAACATATTAAGTATCGTGACAATCATCTTCTAATCTTTTTTGCAGGTGTCTTAGTTAGTTTTGTAACGTTTTCTTTGCTGATGTATTTTTTAGATTGCTTGACTATCTCTTTAACAATATCAACAAAGCCATGGGCAATAAGCATTTCTCTTGCTTCTGCGTCGGCATCGACCATGATAATTGCAGAACCATCAGGTAATTCTTTTACTAATTTACATTTGACTTTCATATCAACGCTTCTCCTAAGTTAGATAAATCAATCGGTTTCTTCTTGCAACGTAAAAGTTTGTACGTCCACCCAGCTCTCCCACTTACGATTTGATCCGCTTCTTCTCGCCTTGAGACCTTGCGCATTAGCTCTTGGTTCTCGTCGTAAATTAGGTACATATTCAAACTTGTCATCTCCAAACTTTGGTACATAGTATTTTGGTTTTGGTAATAGACTTAGGGCTTCGTCTAATACCTCAAGTATTTGCAAACGCCGGCGCATGTCACTTTCTTCTCCTTGATTTGACTGCAACAATCCCAACTTCGGGCTCTCTTTTAATGCGTGCTTCCATCATGGCATCTGCATACTTATAAGCGGTCAACGAAGCTGATTCTGAATCTTCTCCTTTGTGCGCAAATATAATACCTAGCAAAGCAAACATCGCAAAGCAATCCCTTAAGTCATCATCACCAATCATCTATAGTGTCCTTTTCCATTGTGTTCACAATCTTTTACTGGGCAGAACTTCTTGCATGTGAAGTTCGGCTTTGCGTTCCATACGTCGTTATCATGTGCCGCAGCTAACTTATCTGTTTCTTGAACCCAAGTAAGCCACTTCTCTGGTGAATCGTGTTTGATGTAATGGGCTCGCACAAAGTCCTCGCATACCACAAAAGCCAGCCCTGCTTTGACTCGCTCAACCAATGGGAAGTGTTTGAATACGCACAGTGCCATTAGTTCAAGTTGTTTAGTGTCGGCATACTGACTACTTTTGCCTGTCTTGTAGTCAACAATATGTGCCAAGTTATCTTGAATAATAACTAAGTCGGCTACGCCTCTAAACCAAACGTTCTTATCAAAGAACCCGCATGGCTCCAAATCCTCAGTTAAACCCATTTTGTGTTCACATAACTTTTTACCCGGGATCTCTTTAAGTACATCCAATACTGGTGTAAGGAATGAAAACTTCTCCGGTACCGGTTCGCCATCTCTGATGTGTTTCTCAGCCGCTTCATGCACCATCTTGCCGTAGGTCAAATGCTCGGTCTCAGGCTCAACAATATCCTTAACCACCCGCAAGTGATAATACTTTTTGGGGCACTGTTGAAACAGTCCAAGAGACGAGTAAGACCAAGTAAAGTCAGGCATTTGTTTCTAGTTCTATGTGTACAAATTCATTAATAGGAACATCAAAAAATAACTCTCCACTTGCTACTTTATAGTTACTAACTTCAATCAAAGGATGCCTATCTATTTTGTTAGTTTCAATCCAATGAGCACTTTTTAAATCTTTTGCCAAAGCAAAGAACAGGGTGCGATCATTAAAATACTTCTGCTTTCTTTGCAATACATGGATTGTGTTAAACCTACACTCAATCCACTGTCTAACTTCTACTTCTGCCGACCCCAAAACTTTGTCGTTTTTTATTATTAAAAGATCAATACCATACTGATCAGGGTTTGGCATTACTACTACATCAAATACACTTTCAATATGCTTTGCTATCGCCTGTTTTGCAGGAGCATCAAACTCATCAAAAAGATCTTGTTCAAATGGTTTCCGTACCACTTATTTTTTCCCTATTGAATCAATTAAATACTTAGCTAACTTAATACGAATCTCGTCAGCGTCTTCCCAAAGATAGCTTGTTTTTGTGTAGTGAACAGGCTTAACTTTTAACTTCTCAAGAATAAATTTACTTGTCAACATAAGTCCTATTTCTTTGTTGATTTCGCTAGTAGTTAAGCAGGGTAACTTTTTCACTCTTCCTCCACAGGTATCCAAGTTCTTACCGCTCCACTCATCAACCGAATCTCGGCTTGAGCATTTAAGCAGTGGTCATACGCTTGTTGAAATTTGTTTGCTACTAACGCATCATGAGCCGCTTTAATTTCTTTAGATGCATGTAAATAAAAATCTGAATACTCCACTTTGCCGTCCATTAAATATCCCATTTCTCAATAGATTGCTTTTTACTGCAATCCCCGTAGCTCTTACCCATACCTAATTCGCAAGCAAGAGGCAAAGTAGTAGCCCAAGAGGGTCGCCAACGCATACACTCATTGATATACAACAATGCTTCTTTCTCTTGTCCTTCAGGCACAACCGCCATTACAGCATCATGCACCGTTAATGCTACACGATAACGCTTTGCAATGCGTAACATTTGTTCGCCAATGATACACCGAGCCAACGCTTGACACACATTTTCAATAACTTTACCACCATAAATTTTTATACGACCACGTCGGCTTGCATACGAGTATTGCTCGTCTTCATCTTTTTGTAAATCAGGATAATTTAAATACAACCCGCTTGGGAGTAGAAATCCATTTTGCGTAAGGGTAAGTGCCTGCGCTTGACACCCAACCTGTACAGTCTTTTTAGTTCTGAGGGCATCAAGGGAACTGTTAGCTTCCTTCCAAAGTTTAGGTATGTAGGGGTATGTGTCACGATAGACTTGTATAATCCGAGTCGCTTCCGCATCATCAATTTCCACCCCAAAAGTTTTGAGTTGTATCCCAAACTTGGTAGCACCCATGCCATACCCCGCACCGAGGATTGTTGTCTTACCCACGAACCGCTCGCCATCCGTGATTTCATTTTGCGTCTTTCCGTAGATAGACGATGCCATGATTTTGTATACATCCTGCTCCTCCTCAAAGGCTGTCACTAAGTCGTTCTGTCCTGATAGCCATGCGACTGTTCTTGCTTCAATCTGACTAGAGTCGGCATCAATTAATACATATCCGTCAGGGGCTACGATCGCTTCTTTAAGTAATGATTTTCTTGGAAGGTTTTGAAGGTTAAGCTTATCGTCACCACCCCAACGCCCCGTATGGGCGGCATAATACCTAAGTGGTACTGGCATTCTGCCTCTCTTAGAGATCGCAATAAAACGCTCTGTTCGGGTTTCTTCAAGGGTAGACTTCGTGCCCAAGCGAGCAGCAACAATCGCCTGTACTCGTTCATCAGGGTGCTCGGCAAGTTCTTTAAATCCTTCATCATTTTTGGCAAAAGCGTATGTTTGTTTACCATTAGCAGGGCTTTCCTTCATTGGCGGCTCAACCCCAAGACTAATAAGTAAGTCGGCTAACTTGGGGTTACTCATCAGCGTATCTTTATCTGCTACACAAGCAGCAAGTAGTTTGTCTTTGCGGGCTTTGACTTGCATCAAATGTTGCTCAAGCAAAGGTGTGTTTAAAAACAACACAGGGTCATAGAACATCCTGAGTGTCAAATCAATCAGCTTTAACTCATGCAGGCTAAACCGAGGTAGTAGGGTCTGAAATAAATCATAGGTTAAAGCCACGTCGTTTTTGCAATACTCACCATATTTATCTAGTTGATTATGGCTAAAGTCGGCTCTGCGTAAGCCTTTGGCGTCGATTACCTCATTGCCTTTGACCCCCAAGTTATACCTTTGGGCTAACTTTGCAAGGCTATTGCCAGCGTCTAAACCATCTGATGCTCGTGCCATAGATAGGGTATCAAACCACGCTCTCGGCTTAATACCAAATGTCCAACTGAGAATCGCTGAATCGAACATAGCATTGTGGGCTAGGGCGAAACTGTTGTCCCAGTCAAACTTCCTAAGAAACCCACAAACTTCTTCACCTGTCCCGCTAAACCATTGGGGCTCGCCATCGTTTTCTTTGACGGCTACGCCTATCACCTCGAAGCGATCATCACGCACATACTCTTCTGTCGTCAACTTAGTCAACGAGAAGTCCACTGCGTAGTATGTCTCAAAGTCTATGGTTAGTATGTTCATTTGTTTTTGATACGAGTTATTTTTTCTGTCATTTTTCCTGTGTTTGGATCAAGCGTAGCCTCGTATAAAGTAGGTGGTGTCCCAAGCACAGGTTGATTTGAAGTCGAGTAATAGCGTTTGGTTTTTGTTTCTTCTTTGAATACAAGTGTCTCAAGTATTGCGTCATATGTTTCTTGACGCTCGATATTTTTTATTATCTTTGTAAATTTTTGACGAATTAAATACTGCTCAACTTTGGTAAAGGTATTAAACCTTGAACGATTTGGCATAAACTCATCCCATTTACCCTCCACTATGGCAAATTCTTCGGGGTTGGTATCCATCCGCTCAAGCAAAATTTTTACTTGGTCATGACAAAATTTTTTAAGCATGGTCTTGTCCTTCTTTGTTGGAACGGTCATCGGGGGCAAGCATTTAGCCCCGCCCATCTT